CTGTCTCATTCTTTGTTGTATTCGACTTGTTAGCAACATTGCTGCTCATTTTCACTTCGGCAATGTCTTGTACCGCCTGGAAAACTGCGGTCACAATCAGTAAGGTAACACCGTTATCCTGCCTTATTCGAAAATCGTACTTAATCAAATCATAACTTGTGTACGTAGTATCAGGTGTTTCAATGTCGTAAATTTCAGCACTGGATACCATCTTATCTAACGCTTCAAGAACATCAGAACGGGACGTCAGGGTGAGGTTTGTTAAGTTAGGCACGGAACCAGAAAAACCGGTCCATCCCTCAAACGAAAATGTCACATGGACTTCACCGGGCCGCTGCACTTTGTTGTATGATGTATAGCCGCCTTTCTCTATCGGCGCAGTAGTGATTGATGCCTCTCGTGTGACTTCTACTGCAATGAATGATGCGGGCGTAAACGGCTTATCACCCACTCTCTGCCCGAATGCATAATAAATACCATATCCAGGAGATATCATACTGTTAACAGCAGATAGCAGGTTGCCGCTACGGAACGCACTAAGTACCGTTGTTTGATTGAGAGAAAATGCCATTATCCAGTTACCCCCGTTGAATAGCTTGTTGCCAGCGTTGATCCACCTATTTTCTGCCGGGCATCGTTAACCACGCCTTTTACGTTGTTAGCGTCAGAGCTGACTTGAATAGTTCCGATGTGATAACTCTCAGAAACAGAGGAGGTACGGTTGTTATTTACCGTATTCGAATAACGCTGAGCGGCCACATGAGCCCCCGGTTGTGGCATATTCGCCAATACCTTTGGGATATAATCGCGGGTTTCTTTTGGCGCAGCGCCCAATCCTTTCCGCATGACATTTCCCTGTCCCCAGTTATAAGCCGCCAGTGCTTTACTCAAATCTCCGTCAAACATTCTCATTAGCTGAGATAAATATTTTGCCGCGGCTTCCGAAGATTTTACCGGATCAAAAACATCATCATCCATTAACCCAAAATGTTTGGCTGTACCTGGCATAAACTGGAATAAGCCTTTGGCACCTGCTTTAGACACAGCATACTGATTGCCTCCCGATTCCGTCATGGCAACACTACGTAACAACCCCACCGGTAACCCGAACTGCTGCTCAAGTTGTGCTAATTTTGGTGATAGCCAACCCAGTAATTTCATGCCGGTAGTGTTCGGTGACATTTCAGCGGCTACAACTTGAGGAACGAGCGAATCAATCAGTTTATTAATTGAATCGGTCAGCTTATCTAACGCAGTTTTTAACCAATTATTGCTGTATTCCAACCACTGCTGTCGTTCATCCTCGGCCCGAATAATACGGTCGTTTTCACTGCGTTTTTCTTCCTCTTTGACCTCCTTGATTACGGTCGTATCTGGCTGAGAGACTTTACCACCCAGTTTTGCCTGATAGGCTTCATATTCTTTTTTACTAAAAAAAAGGCGTCCAGTCGCTTGCCAGATACAATCCATATGAATCCAGTGTATTTTTTTGTCTCTTCCCCAACAATCGAAGTCGCGGCTGACTCCACAGGATCATATAACGCATATGTGATAGCGCCGTATATGCCGGCTTTCCCTATAGCCCCTTTGCCTGGTAATCCGCCACCACCTTTCCCCATTTTCAGCATGGACGAAGCCGCGCGATAAATTCCCCATAACCACCCCGCAAACTTCAACCCGATCAGACCAATGATGACATTACCCCAACCGCCTACCGCATCTGCGGCCTGATTAGCGACTGAAATAATAAAACTCATCTTATCAAGAAAACCACTGACCGCTTTTTTAATCTCTTCTGGATGCTTATTCATCCAATCGGCTAAATTTTTTAGCCAGATATTGAAATCATTGATATATGGTAAAAGGGCATTAAACAGAATATAGCCCGTGTTCTCAAAACTCTGGCTTATCTCTGTCCACTGTTCACGAAAACGACGCGCGGCAGCAACAGATTTATCATCCACACCCGAACTGGCTGTAAATTTATCCACATCTTTGAGTGCGTGACCGGATGAGAACCACTGTTGCGCGGCGTACCCGAACCCAAGTTCACCACCGTAAGCTTGCTGTTGATCTTTATTAAGCCTGGGAAAAACACCCGTCAGCTTACGCATGATGGATTCGGTGCTTTCTGAGGCAATATCAATATCCACACCCGCTTGTGATGCCGTTTTTAACAGCGTCTCAAAAGCCGGATCAAGCGCAACACCTGATTTTAGTCGGGCTTTAGCATCATTAATGCGTGAAAATGCCCCCACAATCTCATTTGCGCTGACACCAAATGCTTGACCTGCTTTTGTCCAGCCATCAAGCGCTTTGGCCGACATGCCGAACGCATCAGCGGCAGTACTTAACTGATTGAGATTGCTGGTAAAACTGGTCACAAAACTTTTCAGTCCACCGAGTGAGACCGTGACACCCGCCAAAGCCAAGATCTGGCTCTTTATGCTGGAAAAGAAAGAGGAAGCTTTCTTTCCTGCCGCCTCCATTTCTTTTGCCACTCTTTCGGTTTTCTTACCGGTTTTGTCTAATGATTTGCTGGTTTTCTTTTCACCATCATTAAACGAGTCAACCAGTTTTTGCATAACCTGAGCCAACCCACCGATCCCGGCAATCACAGCGGTTTCACCTGCGCTAAATTCAGCCGCGTCCAGTCCCAGCGTTATAACAAGTTCATCTATAATGTTTGCCATCAGTTTTTACCCTGCTGTAAAACGTAAGCATTGTGATTATCGACCTGAATAATCTCTATTAACTGCCAAAGGTCCTCCACGCCATAAACTGTATCCAGCTCATGGAGCGTTGCTTTTCCTGATGAGATAACGGTCGCTATTGTACCTGGGACATTTGTATAACCGACGATACCGAATGGTCTTGAGATGCTGGAATAGCGCGGTGGGATTACGATTGGTTGACGGTTTTGAAAAAATCCACGTGTAACTTAAGCACCTCTGCACGTAATTTCAGCCGGGTAACAATTTCTTCAATGTCACTGTCGATCAGTTCGCGTTTGATTTTTTTATCTGCCGGATTCGGAACCATCTGCACACAACCCATCAGTTCATCAAGTAGTGGCCTGGCTTCATCAGGAGCAATGCGAGAAATTGCTTTCAATCCAACCACCGCTAATGCAGCCATGCCTAAATCCCAAAAATTATTAGGGATATCCAACCCCTCTCTCCCCATTGCCATCAACGCACGAATAGCCCACCATTCAGCCTGCGAAGCGGGCATTTCCTGAATGTAAAAAAGCTTTCCTTTATCGCGATTATCATCATTCATAGCGATGAAGGTTTCTTTACGTGCCATTAGCTATATGCCTCACCTGTTATTGATTCCCACTCAATGACGGCCTGCGCCGCCTGTAAAACCTTTCCTGCGTCCGGCATAGTTTTCCATTGCTTCAGAACGCCGTTTACTAATGTGTATTTACGCCCGATAGCCGGAAGAATAACCGTCGCATTACATCTGAACACAGCGACGCTAGTACGTGATGTCGTCGCCCAGGTATCAAAAATAGTGCGACTTTCCGAATCAGGCATAATATGAATCGTCTGATTGATATTGCCGTAGATAAAACCCGCTGACAGTTTACCGTCCGCCCCACGTACCGTTTCAGCCAAATCCAACGCCTCAGTTTCGAAAATGTTGTCGGCGGCAAATCCCTGTAATTGCACCCCAGACGGGTATAAATTGGTCACAGTCAGGGTAATTACCGCATCAGCAGAAGTGATTGTGTCTGACATTATTGAACCTCCGTAGATGCCATTTCGAATTTCTGAATACTGCCACCGTCGCAATACCACAGTGTACAGCTTGGGCTGGTGCGATTTGCACGCATAGAGGCAGACATTTCCCCAATATACAAGTAATAACCCTTCGCGATTATTGACGTTGAAACATCAGATCCCACAGCGTTAATAATTTCCAGTTTTTGTGCAGCCGATAATGTTACGCCTGATCGGATACCGCCCCACAACTTAAACCGCTGGATAACATCACTCATTGAGGCTTCCACCAGCGCACGGCCAGCCGTGTTATAAGGGATAGTCTTGTTGGATTTGAACAAGGCAATAACCGCGCCTTGCAAGTTCGCATTCAGCCAGATTTGACCACAGAAGGAATCTAGCCACTTAAAATCACCGGTTATTGTGCCATCAGCCCAATAATTTTCGGTGATATTATTGGCAGCATAATTGCCATAGAAGTTATACCCATTAGCAATCAGCGCATCATAAACATCAGAATCGATCACATCAGGACTGAGGCCGTTCAATTCTCTGAATTTAAACGGAACACGCCCCTCAGTTCGCTCAAAATCCAGCACCGCCGCATAACCCAATACTGCTGCCGGTCTCATATTATCAGAGCAGAAAACAGGAACGACACTCCCGTAGCTGTGAATGCCAATAATTTTATGGGCGATAGTTTCCTGACTGCCTTTCACTTTTGCCGTGCCGCTTGTTGTCCAGGCAACATAGAAATAGCGATATACCTGACTACTAGCCCATGCGGATAATGCAAGATGCTGTTCATCTGTACATTCAAATACCGTCGTAAAACCTGCCCATTGCTGAGACTGCGTTTTAATCACAGCGAATAGATCAGGAACCGCCGACACTGTAGCCCCCTGAGAAACCGTTGCCCCTAGTGCGCCAGTGAACTTAAGAGCCTCGGCCCCATCACCAGTACCATAGGTGATATTTGTATCTTCCGGTTTAATGCTGGCAGAGGCGACATTGATAATGAAAGCCTTACGGGTGGTATCGAACACAACCGTTACTGTCTTGCCAATCGCGGTTTCAATGCTCTTTGCTGCATCCGCAAAGGATTTAACCCCATCAAAATTGATTGCGGCATTTATTGCTGTGCCATTGATATTGAATTTCAACGCACCAGATATTTTTTGCAGATCGGTAATAGCTACTCCATTAAAAGAACCTGAGCGTAACCAGGCCGATACTGCCGCTTGATTAAATCGGGAAAACAGCAATTGACCGGGCGTCTTTGTACAATTGTTGTACCCTGAAAAATAAATAGCCGCCATGCTATATTCTTCGGATGCACCACCGAAATATGCCGCCACATCCTCTTTAGTCGAGAACGACAACACCGCACCAACAGGTGCATATATATTATCTGTCAGTAATAACCCATTGAGATCAACAGCATTACCCGCTGCCGACAGCACCCCCGGATTAATTCTCACGTCTTTACTGATTGGAATTGCCATGAATAGACTCCACTGTTTTAGTGTCCAGCGTAATGCTGTCGAAAAATAGTTGTTCTGTTGTCACAACGGGGTTGATTTGAGCAGTAAATTCAAATGTCCAACGCGACTCATATTGCTGTTCACCATTAATCATCGTCGTCTGGATCGGATCGCTGGCATAGAGCGGTGTCATATCGATACCCGATCTCTTGAATAGCTCACTTGCATGTTCAGTACGCACCGTCGTTGCAATAATGTGAGCATCCTCATGAGCGAACTGACCGTAGCAGTCAATTTGACATGTCCAGCGTGTCGTCCGAGTGATTAGACTTTCCCCCATACCTGCTGCTATAGGTGCGTTATAGATCTCTACACTTGTTGATAAACCCGTGCTGTTCAATGGTGTCATAACAATAAAATCGCCATCCGGCATCGGTGAGCGGTTTATCTGAGACAAAATAACGCTACGCTTAGGTATTAAGGCTATTAAAAAACCGCGTAATGCGGTTGTTATATCGTCTTGCGTTACACTTATCGTTGCCACTATTGTTCCCCACGCTGCAATGTAACAGCGAATTTGCACCAATCCGGCCACTCTTCCAAAATCTGCACTATCAACCACTCTTCACCATTAATAATCAGCAGATCGCCCCCTTGCTGCCTGGGGCGGTTGACGGCATTAAAATTGCCATTCACATAAGCCGCTTTGAGTATGCCCTGAATATTCAAACCGTTTGTATGTTGTAGATCAGTAAAAGTCAGTGGCTGAATTTGTGCGGTAACGGGTGTTGTGATGTATTTCGGAATTTGCTTGCCACTGGGTGCAATATCATAGCCCGCACTTACCCGTATCTCTCCAGGCGAGTGAGGATTAACAATCCCGACAGCACCAGATACAATATTATGCAGGTTCATTCGTTCCCCTCATCAACCACATAATCAACACTGTTCAGCATGTGTTTGGTGTCACGTAACGGGGCGTCAAATCCCTTTTTAGCTATAGTTGATTCCGCATTGCCTGGTGAAGTGAAAGAACGAATAGATTGTTGAATTTGCCCCTTGATAACTTCCCCGGTCATCCGTAACGCTGCATCCCCATTCATATCGTTAGCACTCAGGCCCTGTGCAAGCACATCACCCCATTCATTAGCATGTTCGTTGATAGTGTTACGAAAAAAACGGACGGGGCGGTCTATTACGCCTCGGATCGCCAATCTCGTTACTGATTGCCACCATTGCTACCGAAGTGCCATCGGGATAAGTCGCGTCTTTGAAAAAACCAGCCCGCAATTTTTTGCCTTCACCCACTTTTTTAGCTAATTGCTTTAAGTAGCGTTTTGCTGCATCACCACCCTTGATACTGCTCGACATTAGCGCCTCCATTGAGTCCGTGGATAGTAATATGACGGATAGTGAGAGGGAGAGCTGCCGGGGATGTAACGCATAGTTCTATATTGTGCTGTTGTCTGCCAGTACATAGCCCCGTATTTTGTCTGCAAGAACCAAGCAGCACGTTCACTGACAGCTCCCATATCAGCCGAAACGGAAACAGATCCCTCGCTTGCGCTGCTAACTCGCCCCACGAGCGGATTGGCCGCTGTTCCGCTAACAGATAAACGATTAAGTTCGGCAATATGAGCAACAAGCATATTCAACAACAGTATTCGTTGTTCAAGATCACTAACTGGGCTTTGGGCCGTATTGTTAAGATAGAGTGTTGCTTCAATAAAATAGGTATCCAGCAGGACATCACTGACAGAAGAAAACTCCGGGTAACGAGTGCGAAATTTCACGACATCAAAAACGACAACAAAGCCCATTAGCTTAATCCTCTTCTTTTCGCTGCTCGATATTCTTACCCGGTTTTTGGGGATCGATAGGTTCTAACCCGTTCTTTAACCCGGCTTTTTCCTCAGCTTCCGTCCGAGCCTCTTTGAGTTTTTCCTGGGCAAAAATAAGCCCATTTTTGACTAATTCCGTATCTGCATAGAGTTCCAGATATTTGTCAAAAAAACGCTTTATCAACATCATATGTCAGCCCATAACCACCAATAATTGTTGATGAATTTATCCCGTTTAGCGTCACGCTATTCCCATCAATTTCAATCGTTAACCCGTGAGGCAATTTACACCCCACAATGACTGTCACCATTTAAACCCCCAACATTTGTGCAATAGCGTGTGGATAACGAATAATCGCACCCCACGTACCGGCTGATTTCTTTTGTTTAAAACTGGATGAGCTCACAACAACCGCGTGTGCCCGCATTTTTTCAGTAAATGAGGCATAAGCCGTTTTTTTCACCATCAAGCGTATCAGCAATCAATTGAACCAGTTCCCCCGCTTCCGTACTGTATTCAACCGCCGTTTCAATCGTCAGATTCGGAAAATTCTTTTTCAATTGATCAGTAACATTAACGTTGTACTGGTTAGTTTTTGTCAGATTGACTTCCGCTGTTGGCGACATGCAAAGTTTCAATGGCTCTGTTCGTTCCACCAACCCTTCTGTTTGTTTTGTAAGCTGTTTAAATAGGCGTTGGGAAATATCGTCATAAATTGCCTGCCCGTCTTTGGTTTCCCACGTTGTACCATTGGATTTTCCGTTTGCAGCCGGTACCACCGGTGCGCTTAACCCCGGATCATTCAACAGTCCATAGTTTTTAAGCCCCGCAATACCATAGAAATAAGACTTATTCATAAACTTGTTTAGGGTTAATGCGCTTGCGGTGTTAAGTTGCGCTGCTCGATTGATACGGGCCGTACCGTACATATCCAGCTCACGCTCCCCCCAGACAGTAAATGTTTGGAAATGATAGCTCTGGCGTTCCACCCAATTCACGTTAGCATCTGACATGCCGTTATTGCTGTGATCACCGTATGAGCTCACTTCACCCGTTGATTCTTCAACCGGGAACTGGGTTGTCAGCGTTGTCCAGTCACCTTTTTTATTTTCACCGATAATTTCAGCCGCTCTCATCGGCGTGACCAACACACGAACCAACTCAGGATCGAGATAGTTAGTCAGATACGCAGGAACACCGGCGTTACTCACGGTCACCATAGCTGGCTGTGCATCCATAGCTAACGTATAGTTACGAGCATATTGGGGATTTAAGTAATCGACGGCCTGTGGTACTACAATGCCGTATTCCCCTTCAATATATTGAAAATCTGTGTGTCGTTTCATTAGCTCCAGGTCCCCATTTTGACTAATTCACCCGAACCAGCAGCAGTACCGGCAACGAATTTAGTTTCGATAAAATCAGTGATAGTTTTTCCCGCTGCGGCGGCCTGCACCTCACCCGTTTTTAAGGATGCGTAAATCTTATCCCCAACTTTTGCGGGAGTGCTTGTTCGTACCGTAAAATCACCCACAGTAAATAAAGTGACTTCACGTCCGGGTTGGATCAGCATGGATGCTTCTCCCAACCAAAGAGTGATAGACGCTTGTCCGTCACGCCCCACAAAACCAGACGGGGCACCCACCCCCTTGTTCGAAACGACACCATCAATCACCCAGGCAAAACACCCAACAGTTACTCCATCGTTACCCGCAATCAGCGTGCCGTCCCTTGCTAACAAAGTGGCGCTAGGGTTAGTACTGGCAAATGCTCCCTCAATGCCGGGGGCTGGATAGTGATTAATTTTGTTCGGAAAACCCATAGTTAAATCCTCACTAATTTAGATGCGGTGGGAAAACGTTTTTCAAAAGAATCTATAGCAGCAGAATCCATTGCTACTACATCACCGATGAGGGGTTTAACCTCAGCCTCAGCAATGCGAATAGCATTAATGCGATTCACTGTGTCTTTTTCTGCCTTTCGAGTAGCTGCACGAATAGCAGCATCCATTGCGGGCTTACTGACGCTATCCTCTTCCTTTGGTTCTGGTTTATTATCGGGAGCATCGTCTTGCGCGGGAGTGCCTGAAATTAACGCCCGGATTTTTTCCAGGTCTTCCTCTGGCAATTTACCCGCAAGCAGTTCAAGCACTTGCGCACAGATATCATCGTCCTGCGCGGGTAACTCCGCAGGCTCCTGTGTCTCCGCATCATCAGCAACAGCTTCAATGATTGAGGCAAGCTCCGCTGAGTCGATTTCCATATCCTGAGCCAGAAGGGTACCGAATTTGTTTTTCGCCGCTTCCGCTATACTTTTCGCGCTACCACCCGCTTTCAGTAATGAGGCAATTTCTTTTGGTGCAGCATCTTGTGCTAATTTCGGCTGCAAGTATGCCCCCAGCGCCGCACGTACAGCGACAGCCACCATTTTTTTATTTAACTTCATGTGTTTTAACTCCAGAGGGAGGGAATCGCAGACAACAACATCTGCACCGACTCGCCCTTCTTCAACAAGAGCGACATGGTTCCCGACGATATCGCGCATAACGCCATCATGATGAATGCCGTCATACGTGCCGGGGGTCATATCAGCGACGTAGTGATACGCCGCTGACAATTCTTTTTGTTCATCCGATTCAATACCCGCTATGGATTCAGCATCCCAAATTGCCAGGCTGTTTTTCAGGTATGTACCATCGAACATGGAATCTGATCCCGTTGTACCGACAATCAATTCTGTTGAAGGTTTGGCCGCCGTGACGGGAATGTGTTTTTTCAATAACGGCAGGTTATTGAAAGTTGCAGCCCCTTTCTCTAATTCATCAGGGGCACGCAACAGTTTGTAGATACGATTAGGATCAAGCCTTAACCCTTGCCAGTTCGGGATTTCTCTTCCGTAATACGATGATACCGTCGCCTTAGAGATAGGACTTTCAGCAACATGCAAACGCCCATCTCTGTCGTATGAGCGTACAGAAGCCCGATCTAATGCCAGACCGTGATTCATAATATTTCTCGGATTAATTAGTTGGTTAGTTTAGGAATGACGACCTGCCAACCACACCCGCAATTGATTTCTTCACCAGGCATGATCCATTTTCCGTCAATATAAAGCCCTTTTGATAAATCGAACTCTTTACCATCCGCTTTCAAGTGTGATTGACGAAATTTTTTTGCTGCATGACTGTGCCGCCAGATACCCGTTTTAAAACCCATTGAACGCTGCCGGGCAGATTGCATAACAAAAGTCGCTTTGTTGTTCTGGTCACGAGCAATCAGGACTGCTCGGCGCTTAGTAATGTCGTAACGCTCTTGCAAGGCTTTTGTCAACGTTCCAAGATCACGCCCCCTTGCTACTGATTGCATCACTAGCGTTTCAACTTGGGATAAATATTGCCGTGGAATACTTTTAATCAACCCAACATTCTCACCAATGACCGTCTGTAGCGCGTTATTCATTTCTGTCGTCATCGTGAACGGTATCGAAATATGTGCCGCATCTAACGCATGATTTAACGAGGCATCCATGTTGTCCATTGATAAAGCCGCGAATTTTTTTCGCCAGCTTGTCAGCTAAAGCATCAAACTGCTTTAACCAACGCCGGGTTAATTTTCGCATTGCTGAACGCATCAACATCTCCGGGCTAACATCCATTGCCATTGCTGCACCGCTGTTCTTATAGTTGGCGGATACCCAGTAAATCACCGAGTTATTCATCTCATCCACCAGCTTATATAACTGCTTGCTGTACCACACCCGAACACCGGCATTAGGTTTAATTTGTCGGAGTGTTTGAAGGGGATCAGATGATGTTTTCCGTGTTGTCCTCTTCTTCGATGTCGTCTTCTTTGTCGATTTCATCATTGATTTCCAGAGAGTGATACGGGCTGTTTTCATCGTTGGCTAGACGTTCGCGAGCTTCATCTGTGCTAATCACATTTGCAGCAATTAATACTGAATCAGTATCTGCATCGGTCTTACGTATGCTGGCTTTTTGTTCATCATTCATTTGATACAGCGGTTCGAATGTAAAGCTAATATCAGGATCAATTTCGCCAAATTCGGATAATTGAATAATATCAATCATTCGTGCCAATCCATCTTTCACTAACATTTGCAAGGTAGCAATGAAGTCATAGAAAACACGGATTTCCCCATCAGATGACGCATTTAGCCCGCTTGGTGTGATACCTGTAAAAATCACTAACGGTATGCTACTGACTGAACTCATATGTTCCTGAGACTGGGCTTGCAGTGAATCAAGGCCACTTAGCGGTGTATTGAACTGGAAAAACTCCTCTTCGTTATCCAGCATCATTACCCCTCGGTTATCACGCATCTTGTTAAACAATTCTGCACGATAAATTAACTGATCGGGATTCTTCGTCTGTCCTTGCAACGTCGATTGAAGATTGGTTTTAAATCCAGACACAGAGAATGAATGGATCAAATCAGATACGCTATCACGTGTCCTATACCAGTTTTGTACATAAGACTCTGCAATCTGAGTCAGTGATAAGCCCCCGAAATTATACGCAGGTTTAAACATATCGGTTAATGGCCGGGTGATAAATGTAATCAAACGACTGTCATGTACAGTTTTTGCCATCACATACCAACTTGACGGCTTATAGAAATCATTGCTCAACGGGTTGCTAGCGTTATAAATCCCCGGATATGTCCATATTGGCTCAATGACGTTAAAGCCAATAAGACTCCCCTTTGTGATTTTTTTGGGTGACAGAAATAATCTAGACTCAAGTTCAACCGGATCGGTTGCAGCAAGCACGCCTCTTGACGTGCGAACATCAATGTAAATCTGACCTCGCCCAAAAAAACCATCATGTTCAATGGCTTTTTTTTAACCGTTCACGAACGTGGAATTTTTCAATAGCCTCATTAAGCGCTTTGATTTTATCTGATTTGTCATTATCCCCCACTGACGTTAGCTTTATCCACTTACGAGTCATCTCCCCTGCAATAGTGCCGACCATTTTCCGATATTCGGGTAATTGTGACAGTTGGGCCAGATAAGGATAACCGGGGAAACCCACATCTCCCGATATACCACCTGTACCCGTCATATATTCATAAGGTGTAGAATCCATTGCCATTAATGCGGATAACTGTTCAGTAGGAACAACACCGGGAGGGGGCCTGTATGGTTCAACAGGCCGAGCTACTTTTCTCTCTGTTATCGATCCGACAGTATCCGGATGTATGTTCATTGGCTGAGGTGATGCTTGATCAATATCCTGTTCAACTGGCAAAGCCTCCGCTTTCTTTTTATGTCTGAATTTGAAAAACATTAAATTCGCCCCAACAGATTTTTAGATATACGAAGTGGGTTGTTTTTGCCTGTGATATAACCATCCAGCGAATAACGTACCGCATCCCATAAATGGTTATGTTTGTCGAGCACCACCGGCAGGATTTCACCGGTCAGTCGGTCAGTCTTGTATGAATAGAGTCTTGCCTCATCAATCATGTGCTTACAGCGTTCATGAATAATGATTTCTTCAAACCCTTTTAGGTAAGTGATCCCATCCTCAACGCTCCCCGGCCATTTTGTGGCACCATCGATAACGAACCCCTGGCGTGATAAGTAACTGATAGTTTCCGGTCGGCTACTGTCCCCATGAATGGGCCATTTACGAGAAAGCGGCACCGAATCATAGAACTGGGGCATTTCATCTAATTCAACGCCTACCCCATAGGCTTCATATTCGATATATAGTTTGGTACCAATAATGAAGCAGCGAACCAGTGTGGACGGGTCATTAGCGAAACCAAAGTCAGCTCCATAGAAAAGCCGGTCGGCTTCTAGCCATAGCTCATCAGAAAATGCTTCAACCCGGTATTTTCCAGAGAAAATAACCGCTTCACTGAGTGCTTTTGGTAATCCAAGCCAAATATGCTCATACGCTTCATAGTCGATGCGTTTGCAATATTCCATTTCCTGCCGGAGTACATCAGGAAAAAAGGCATTATCACAATAGTTAACTTTTCGAATAATAACGCCGCCGTCAGGGGGATCTTCATGATGCCGGGTCATCAGTTTGTATGTCGGGTCCTCTTCCTCGCGAGGGTTGAAAGAAACCCAGACTTCGGATTTATTAGCACGTACAGTTGGCCCAAGAATATCCCAACTATCTTGCGAAACGGTCTGAGCCTCTTCAACCCAGCAGATCTTAATGCCATGCATCGACTTGATGCTTTGAATATTGTTGCGAAGACCTTTAAACGTGAAACGAGTGCCGTTCCGACCTTCTATCTCGTTGTTCTTGACTTTGTAGAAGTGGGACAGCCCAAGATCAATGATTTGAGCCTCAAGCAGGGCAAGGACGGAATCGTTAATAGAGTTTTGGAATTCGCGCGCGCAGAGAATCGTCATTGGTTCTATTACGCCCAACAATACCAGCGCACGGGCAATCTCTACCGATTTACCGCCACCACGCCCGCCATACGTCCAACGCCAGCGGACAGAACCCAATGCACTGTCATATAAAACCTCTGTCGCCCAGTCACTACTAAAAGCGTACAGAACACCATCTATGATGACTGGGCTACCTGTTTTCCCTCGCGCAATTTCTCCATGTGAGAAGCCCAGACATCAGCAGGACAATTGGCGGGAGTGACAACACAGACTTTGCCATAACTCAGGCCAGCGAGATCAACATTGACCTCAGTTTTATTGCTGCTCATGTCGATACCGGTAAGTTGCGCAGCGTTCTTAATGTTCGGCGCAACCTGCCCGAATTTCTTATCTGCTAACGCTTCCTTCCCAGCACGAAACGACAATTCAGCCAAGTGTCCAGCATTGAATGAAACAAGCAACGCCGCTTCGTTTCTCAGTTCTCGAATGCGGGCTTTTATTTCCGGTCTGCGTATCAATATGGATGATTGAGAATCAGCACGGGCTGGAGAGTAACCCGCACAAATTGCCGCCTCTTTCATCGGCATACCCGCCGCTATGTTTTGAGCAAACTGTTCGTATTGCGGCTTTAGAATCCCTGCGGTTCCTTGCGAACTCTCTGCGAACTTTTCAGACTCCAAGATATTACTGGTGCTACTTGCTACCTGACTTTCCGCTTGGTTCGCATCAGGTCCGCACTGCGTACTTTCAACAATAGTGCGAACCCATCCCTCAGTTTTCGCTCTCTTCCGAATCGCTGCATCACTAATACCGTGTTGTTTGGCAATCTCCCTGATTGAGAGAAAGCCAAAACGGTAATCACGCTCTATTCCCTCCCAGTCAGTATTTTTTGCCATTTCATTTCCTTTAGACATAAAAAAGGCCGCCTAAGCAACCGGGTTGAATTTATTTAGCTATTGGCGGGTTGATAACACTAATTCATTCATTAAACACAAATCGTTTTGAGGAAAGACTATCCAAGGCATCAATGACATCATCTTGTTTGGCATTCCCTTTTATATAATTATCAACAAGTGCAATAACATTTTCCCATTCCTTGACCACTTCAGTTCCATCAAAAAAAATGCTCACAGTAAATCCAACACCCATGCGCATTGGTCATCGACCTTGTTAAAACTTCAAACTGGTTTGATAGTTCTATAGCATCTAAGTGTTTACTTCTTTCGGCTTCACCTGCGGTTAATATTTTCTTCCCAAAACTTGCTTTAGACATATCAAACCAATCAGGCATATATATGATGCTGCCTATCACTTGTATAAGTGCTTTTTTAAAATCCATTTTCACCTTTACTTTTTCCTGCTTTTTCCACGTAGTTAACGCTTTCTTTGCGTAAATAACTGCACAGAGCGTTATCAAACCAGAGAACCACGTCCCTAGCATCGCACAAAAAGCCCACCTAGCCGAATTCTGCGCTGCAATCATTGCTTCATAAGAAATAAGATCTGTATCCATATTCACCTCATCATATAAATGAGATGATTATCTAATTTACTGTTAACTCTATCAACGCCTCTCGTAAATGGCGTTTATAAAGTTAAATGATTTGTCCTAAGGAAACTATGTCATGGTTAATACAAACAGACTGCGATAACCTGCGCCGAATTGTTTCCGAATTGGAAATAGTTAGATTCAGAGTTTTCTGCTAAAAAGTCGATATCTGTCCGCTGGACGCTCATAGCTAAATCACTACTATCGAGCACTCTGTCAGTAGAATGCTCTGAATTAGTTACTGTTCTTCATTGGTTAGCAACTATAGAGGAAATCCCTATTGTTGATTCAAGTCGTTGATTTCAAGGAGCTCTATAACATGCAGATATAAAAACCACCAGCGTTAACTGATGGCTATTTGGAATCCTTCAATGGCAGAATCATTAAATTCTGTTAGTGCTAGCTACTACATTTAAGCTTAACACTCAAAAATGTATAATCATCAATAATATCTTTTTCAATCCGGCGCCTTAAGCTTGCGGAAAATGCCGATGGTAACGACATTGTCCTTTCTGAAAATTGAGGTCTTAACTCCCAATGCCTATATGCCCCATCTGACATCAAGGATAAAATTACATTATCACCATCACTTATTTCATTAATGTCTTTAACTATCACATCAAAATTTAGTGTAATATCATTAGATAAGGCTGATGTAAGAATAGTAGAAAGTCTTTCTTTGTGGTTTCTTAGGTTTCTCATACTATGCTCCCCAGAGTCTAAAAGCTCTTGGTACTTAGTATGGTCTTTAGTTAATTGAACTAATTTATTTTTATTTTTAAAGTAAAGTCGGCAGTCGCCTACATGCCCTATATAAACCTTTAAATCAACTATATGGACGATTGTTAACGTGGTAGCGACACTAAAATCAAACTCATCTATCGCTTGCTTAGCCCATGAAAATGCTTTCTCGATGCTAAAATCTGGCTCTATCAACGCTTTTTGAATTGCTTGTATTGCGCATTTTGACGCTAAATCAGCTTGCTCAGTTGAACCCACTCCATCTGCTACTGCAAAGACGATATTTGAATCACTATCGATAGTTGGAGGTAAGAAATAATCTTCATTTACAACTTTACCGTTTGCAGCATCGCTAAAGCAGGACATGTCAACTATTCTATTCATGGCGTTACCTCCATAGCTTTGCAAAAATCAATTAATAATTCATCTGCGTCAGCATATCTATCTTCAGGCCAATGCGCCCTGCATTTTGAGATGATTTTTTTTTAATTTATGAGTGAGGTTTTTTTGAATATATGTCACTAATGACACGACCTATAGCATAAATATCAGATTGCTTAGAAAACAGCCCGCTCTCTGCTATTTCAGGAGCCCTGTAACCATCAGTTCCCATTCCATTTGGTTGAAATTTTGTTTTTACCTCAGCTCTGACATGATTTAAGTCTTTCACTAGTCCAAAGTCGCTGATTTTGTATCTTCCATCGCTGTATTTCAGAATGTTGGCTGGCTTCAGATCACGATGAACATAATTATTGTCGTGTATAGTTTTAACGCCCTTAATTATCTGCCGCACCGCCATAATTTTTTCGTCCGCAGACATTCCACCTTCCATAGCTTCCAATAAATTGGCTTCAGCCTTCTCCATGATGAAATAAGGCTTATCTCCTACTGTACTAAAAAGCACTATAGGAGCTATAGAGTCGTAATTAATTGAATTTAATATATATTGTGTTTTAATTTCAACCAAAAATCGTTCTCTTAAATCAGCAATTTCCTTTATGGCTGTTTTATTATTTTCAGGTGAAGGTGAAAAATATTTTCGTGCATACTTTCGCGAATGAGTCTTCCTTAAATTGTACACATTAACTTCATACACTTCACCGAAACCACCACGCCCGAGACTCTTTAGATCCTCAATAAAATAATTACCACATCGATCCACACTAAGTCCTCTGATAAGAAGCTACGGAATTATAAGAGTCGTTCTCATCCTGAACTATAACTAATCAGGAAAAATAATATTTACAAATTCTGACCTTATCATACTAGCCTTAGTGGATGTAGAAAATAATTAATTGATTTTTCAATATTTCATTTCGTCACCTTAAACATTCAGTCTTCACATAACCCTGCAAATAGCTTAATTTTGCCCGGTCGTTGATGATGCTTTCCCGGATATCGAGAACAGTTGATCCAGCCTCTCCAGTGAGTTCGACGGCGGTTGCATCGCCCAAGCTGCCGGAAGCAATGGTTGCAGACACGGGACAGGTGGCCGCGATGCGCAACCGACGACGACCGGCAGCAACATCATCACGCAGAGCATCATTTTCAGATTTAGCATTAGCAAGTTCCTTCATATGTTTCACATCCAACTCGTTCAACATCGTGATGTGAGAGTTCTGATAGTCGATAGTGTCTATGAGTTGCTGAATGTCTTCTTGCTGCTGCTTTGTAACACGTTGCTCTTTCTGTAACTCAAAGTGATAGTAATACGCTGTCAATGAAATAAGGAGCAACGCTAGTATAGTGTAGTAATGAAAGCTAAATTTCATAGCAACAACACCCCAGAAACCAGCCCCATCCATCTTTACCTATCAAAGCAAGAACGAAACCAAACAGAAACAATATCCTGGCCAACAAATATCTACTCATCCAGCCCCCAACAAGTTAATTCCGATTCCTGGGCACGTCGCTCAACTTGACCATAACAGCCGTTTGCCCGCCCTTTGGTCTGTCGACAGTCTCGACCATTATCAAATACCCAACGTTTTATCTCAGCACAAGCGCCTTTCTTATCTCCAGCATTCAGCTTTCTATAGAATGTGGAAGAGAAGCATTTCGATGGGCCAATGTTATATGGGCAAAAGCTGGCAATACCTGCTATCTGAGGTTCAGTTAATGGCACCCGCACATTGCGTTTTACCCATGCAATAGCCTGCTTTGCTTCTTGTGCATTGAGGTCACGGCACTGATTCGGCATTAACCTCATCCCCTGACGAGCAGGAGTTCCATCAATCCGAGTAACACCTCGGCAGATTGTCCAGACTCCCCCCGCATCTTGATACGCTGATAGCCGGTTACCCTCTTTCTCGTCCAAGAACTGAGACAATATCGCCGTGGCACCTGCACCAGAGAGAACCAGACCGATAACCGCAGCACTTAACTTACTGGTCTTTGTCATTGCGGCTAAGCTCCCGATGCTTGTAGTACCAGTTGACCCCAAAGGTGCCAACAGTGCAGATAATGCCAATAATGATGGCCCAGTCGTTCAGCGACAGAGCACCAAGCATTGCTGTAAATGTGCCCCAAGTGTATGCAGTGGGGCTGGTGTATTTGTCCATACGCATAATTCCATCCCACTGATGGAGTGATCATTTAGTTAATTTAATTACTTGGGCTGATTTGCCCTGTATTGATTTAAAAGACTCAATAAGCATCAGACTTCACTGCATTAAGAGAAGAACGTATACTTGCAACAAATTTGAATTACCTGACATACACATTTTTATGAGCTTAATTTACATACGACTATATATTAATAAAATTGTTGTTCGCAACGTCAGCACTGGTAAAGAAGTCTCTGGTACCCCCGACACTCCCTTTACCACATCTCGTTTATTACTAGGGCAAATGATACCTGCAATGTTTTTGCTTAAAAAAATTAATAAAGAAAGTGAGAAAAAAATACTTGGTATAACTTTTTTTTTTGTCAAACCATCATGTGATTATTCAGCCGATGGAAATGAATGAAGGTGGACACAGCCAAGTTGAATTTAGAGCTTATATAGATCTCGCTAAGAGCATTACTTCAAGTCAAAAAGTTAATCTCTGTTCACCGAGATCACAACCACTTTCTGACAATGAAATCCGTCAAATACTATCCAGCAATTCACTATTTCGCCATAATAACTAATGAGAGAAACTCAAATAACCCCTCACCGCAGCGAGGTAGTTATTCATATCATCGCCCCAATTTCCCGCTTAGTTTGGTTAAAGTACTCTTCTTCCAGTTCTACACCCAAGACCCTACGATTCAGCTTCAGTGCCGCTTTTAGTGTTGAGCCCGATCCCATAAAGAAGTCCGCCACCAAATCCCCTTCCCGACTACTGGATCGGATAATATGCGCCATCAAGTCTGCCGGCTTTTCGCAAGGATGTTTACCTGGGTAATACTGAACAGGTGGAAAAGACCAGACATCAGTATAAGGCACATCTACCGTCACCGAGAACGGACGGCGCAGCAGCCCATATTCCGGACTCAATTCCTCATATTGGCGTGACAAAGTAAGATGAGATTCTACTAACTCATGATATGGCCTGTTTAATTCTCCGTTCTGGTGTTTTTCTCTGGCTATTCGAGCGAACAATATCCGCAGTTTTTGGTAATCCACTTCATTGGGTAATTGCCACTGGCTATCACTGAACCAGTGACTGGCCATCTGTTTTCCTGTGGCAGCGTTAATTTCTTTTGCTGTGACACCCAACACCTTTCGTGCATTGCGAAAGTAGTCCACAAGCGGTTTAAAGACATATTGCTTAAGTTCGCGGCATTTGTGGAAATACCCATCACCTTTAGGTTGATAAGGCCCCTGATAATGTTCAGCAAATATGATCCGTTCAGTAGAAGGGAAATAAGCCCTTAAACTTTCTTTATTCTGCCTGCGCCACGGACCAGAAGGTTTTGCCCAGATAATGTGGTTAAGCACATTGAACCGTTCACGAACAAGGATTTCCGTATCAGACGCCAAACGCGAACCACAAAATATATACAAACTGCCGTTGGGTTTCAGCACACGCCAGAATTCAGTCAGTACTTCATCCAGCCACGCAAGATAAGCCGTTACATCCTCCCATTGTCTGTCCCAACCACACTCTTTTACCCGAAAATAGGGGGGATCGGTGGCGATTAAGTCTATGCAGTTGTCTGGTAACGTTTTGATAAATCGTAGAGAGTCGTCATTAATTAATGTGATACCACTTAAATTCACAATATTTTCCATAATCGATACTAGCTTACTCTCTGGTTAGCACAGAACAGGCGAATGGCTGGTGTCGTCAACTCCACCAGCCATCCATTTCACCGCTTAAGAAGTCACCCCATCAAAGGCAACGCTTGAAAAAGGTGTCGTTGTCCCGGCTTTCCATCAAGCCAGCCAGACAAAATTGAGTTAAAAGTAATTGGCAACGCGGTGTTGATAGCCTGTCTTTCCTACACAAATATTTTAACCCGCCCCCTCGTTATTGAACTTTTACCTCATAGATTGATCCCAATAAAAAAACACGACTTGAGGTAATCTTTATGTTTTCAACCTGCGCCGAACAATGGGCAAATGACACGTTTCAACACGCGGAATTAGGTGATAAACGCCGTACCAACCGCCTGGTGAAAGTGGCCTGTTCGTTGGCTAACCATATAGGACAATCGCTCGTG